TTTATGGCATTCATCACGGTTTCAACCGTGGTTTTTATCGTATTCCAAGCTGTGGTAAGAAAACTGCTGATTGCATTTACCACAGTGGTGAAGGTGTTCTTTATTGCCTCCCATATACTGACGAAGAAGTCCTTGATCGCCGTCCATACAGTAATGGCAATCTCCTTGACCTTTTCCCAGAGGTTGATCCAGAATTCTCTGAAGCCCTCGCAGTTGTTCCATAGGTAGATGAAGGCTGCCACCAGAAGGCCAATGGCCGTAATGATCAGGCCTATCGGATTTGCCGCCATGACAGCATTCAGACCAGCCATCGCCGTCTTTACTCCTGCCATAGCCGTGGTAACAGTAGGAATGATCGTCATTATCGTACCAACAGCGGATATAACCTTGCCTACGATTACAAGTACCGGCCCGATTGCAGCAGCCACAAGCGCAATTTTTACGATCATCTGCTGCATAGGTTCTCCGAGGTTGTTCCACCATTCGGCGAGAGATTTTAGCTTGTCAGAGAGCTCTTTCAGGACAGGAGCGAGAACTGACATCAGAGAGTTGCCGACCTCCGCACCGGTTTCCTTCAGAGAATTCATCGTCATCTGGAACTGGTCAATCGGGTCGAGGGTCTCATTGAAGGTGTTCTCGACACTGCCTTCAAAATCTCCGAGGAAGCCGGAGAAATCCGACAGGTTGAGCTTTCCGGTCTGCACGGCATTGTAGATGGAGGCACCGGCCTTACTTCCGAAGAGGTCATAGGCCGCCTGCAGCTTTTCTGCATCGCTGCCGCTTCCCTGCATAGTAGTAGAGAATTCCGCAAGTGCCTGATCCAGTGTTTTACCGTCTGCCGTTGCATTCTTCATGGCGGTCTTTAAGCCCATCATAGCGGCAGAAGTATCAAGGCCGGACATTTCCACCATGCCCATAAAGCCAGCGGCTTGCTGGGCAGTGAGTCCCATTTCCTTCAGCTGCGCGGCATTGGAGGAGAGGGCATTTGCCAGCGTGTCCATATCAATGCCGGCGGCCTGACCGGTAGCGTTTAAGGCGTCCAGAAGATTATCCGCCTCGGAAGCGTCCATGCCGAAGGCGTTCATGACGGAGGATACATTGTCGATAGATGTCGAAACATCGGTATCATTGAGCTGGGCAAACTTGATGAATTTTGCCGAGAGGTCATCCAGCGCCTGCCCGGTCAGGCCGAAACGGGTGTTGACCTCGCCGACAGCAGCACCGGCAGTTTCGAAGTCCGTCGGTATCTCCGTGGCGAGGTCTTTTACGATCTGGCACATATCCTCCAGCTCATCGCCGGTAGCACCAGTTTTCTGCGCAACGATGTCGAGGCCAGCATCCACCTCGTTAAAGGCAGCAATGGAGGCAGCACCGATGGCGACAATGGGAGCCGTTACATGCGTCGATAGGCTCGTGCCAACATCAGATATTTTCCCACCGACCTCCTGCAGTTTAGAGCCGGTCGCCCGGAGTGTTGCCGTGATAGAAGTATCTGTTTCCCGACACTGCTGTTCGAGGTTTTTGAGCTCGTTTTCGGTCTCTATGATCTCACGCTGCCATGCATCATATTGCTGCTGGGTGACGGTACCGTTTTTAAGTCCAGCATCCATCTGGTCTTGCACGGACTTCAGCTGTGTGAGCTTTTCCTTCGTTTCGGAGACTGCCTGTTGTAGGAGCTTCTGTTTCTGTTCGAGCAGCGCGGTATTTGTCGGGTCGAGCTTTAGGAGTTTGTTGACGTCCTTTAGTTGCGACTGAGTTGATTTGATTTCTTTGTTTACGCCGGAGAGTGCTTTGGAAAGGCCGGTCGTATCGCCGCCGATTTCCACGGTTATGCCTTTTATTCTGTCAGCCATGCGATGACCTCCTTCCTGTTAAAATCGATCCATCTGCTCCTGTGTCGCGAGCGCAGGATAGTTGAAATCGTCGTTGCTCATTTCTGCATACATGTCATTGACAGTCCCGATAGTGAGCAGGTCGAGCTCCGAGATGGAAAGCCCGATCTGCACACACCGGAGTAAAAAGAGCGGGGTTGTCATTTCCCGCTCTGTCGGATGATGTTTTTTTTAGATTCCACCTGCTGTTCCACATTCAGTCCCCACAGTTCGATGATCTGGGGCAGGATTTCATAGATGGAGAAGGTGTTGAACTGGTCGAGCCAGTCCTCCGGAGTATCCGGGACATCAGGATTCTGATGCTTTGCCATCAGCCATGCGATGTTCTCAAAAAGCTCCAGACTGAAAGTGTCCAGATTGGAGCTTTCTGCGTCGCTTTCATCGATGCCTTTCTGCAGCTCGTTTAAATCCTTGTAAATGTCCCTGTGGAACTTATTTCTGTAAAGGCGAGGAATGGCGGCTGAGGCGCGGAACTGCACCTCTTTGCCGTCAACCTCGATTGTTTTTGTTACTGCCATATCGCGCCTCCTTATTCACCGCTACTTACTGAAGCACTCGGCTCATATACAGAGCTGTACCAAGCGTCGTAAACAGCACTTGTAGTGTTCGTACCGGTTTTGACCTTCACAATGCCGGAAGGGAGCGGAGAAGCTGTAATGGAGAGCGTCTCTGTCTGCACCTCGGTAGAGTCCTCCTTGGTGCTGCCGGTGACGGAAGGGCGGGTCGCGCTGCAGTAATACATGCAGTGACGGATCTTTCTCTGGTCGCCGGAAAACTCAAAAAGCAGTGCAAAATGCTCCGGCTCTACATCCTTGTTCTCAACGATGACGCCGTTTGCATCCTCAGTCTCATGCATGACATCCGTAAGAAAGCTCTCCGGGATCAGCGCCAGCTCAAAGTCGCCGGAATAGCCGTTGTTGTTTGAAACCATGTAATATACGGAGTCGTCCGCATAGAATGGATCATTATCTCCCTCAGCATCCAGCGAAAGGGATACGGCACCGGGCATTGCTACAGGCGTGCCAAAGGTAACAGTTCCGTCAGCTGCAAGTGTAGCAATGGCGTAGTGGCAGTTTTTAAGGCCGAACTTGACCTTGTTACTCGTGTTAGGCATAGTTTTTTAACCTCCTATAATCTGTGTTTGATATAAGACCTCGTACAGCTTCTCCGACTCGATCCATACCTCAGATTTCTCATAAGGCAGGTCGTGGGCGATTAAGATGTCCTCGATCTGGGTTTCTGTTTCCGGGTCTTTTACGTCCGTGTATAATTCGATGTTCAGCTCATCAATTTTCTGAAACACTGTGTCATCCGCGAACATATTGTCAGAGCCCGGATATAGAAAAACGAGGAAGGGTGGGTCTGGTGACTCGCCTTCGGCAAAATGGTCGTAGGCAAGCGGCAGACCGGCTTCCTCTAACATGGTGATTACATCGTCGTATGTCATGATCCACCTCCCAGCTTCTGCTTGATAGTATTGACGAGCTTTTCGTTTCCGCGCTCCTCGGCTGAGGCGATATGAGGCTGTGCCGGAACACGTCCGCCGCCTCGTTTCACATGTCCATGCTCCAGAAGGTGTGCCAGCTGATAGCGGTTCCTCGAATGCACTACAAGGTCAATGCTCTGTGAATCCTCATGCATATTCTTGACTGACCAGCTTTTCTTGTATTTACCGGTATCAACCGGAGCGCCTGCCTGAATATCCTTACGGACGGAAGCAGCAGTTTCTTTCACAGCGGCCTTCATGTCATCTGTGGCGAGCTTTGAATATTTTTCGAGTTCCTCCATAATGGCGTCGCCCATCTCGTTTATTGATACATTTCTACTCATGCGTTCTTCTCCAGCTTGCAGTTGAATTTCAGGCTGTTATGCTTATAGCCCATCGGATTCACATAGGTGATGTTGTAGGTGCGGCCTTCCGCGATGATCCGGTATTTTGTCGATTCCACATCCGCAAGCTCAGAGCAGTAGCGGCAGGTGAAGTCCAGCGATTCCTCCGGATTGATGACTACACCGGAAGATTCGGAACCGGAGCTCGTGCCGACAGTCGCCCAGCAGGAGAAATAATCCGCCCAGCCGGTTTTGTGGTTTCCGTATTTGTCGACGATGACCGTATTTTTCTGGAAAGTGATGCGCACCCTCATAGCTGCTATATTCATGAAAACGCTCCTTCCCGTATTGCAAAAAGAAGTGAGCGTAGTGTCATGGTAAGAGCATGGTGGTCGGCTTCCTCCCTGTGCTCAAAGAGATAGGCACAGGTATAGAGGATAGCGACCTTCATGGTTTCCCGGATTGCAGACAGCTCCGCTTCGGTATATTCATCAGAAGAAGCAGCATCGGAGTCGATCACTTCCCACTGATCATCCGTAAGTCTTGCAATATCAATACATAAGCGAATTGCGGAGGCCAAGAGGATACCGACCGTGGCATCCTCATCCGACGAATCTACGCGCAGATAGGCCTTCGCATCTTCAGTTGAAATCAAAGCCACGGTCGTTCACCTCCCTGTCTTAAGAACCGGAAGTTGCCTTCATGTCAAGAATCTTGATGCCTTCGGAAAGGATCAGCTTGCCGTCAACACGTTCCGTGCAGGTAAAGCCGACCTGACCGTTGGTAGCGTAAAGCTCGTTGAGGCGCTTGATTGTGCGACCGGCTCTATCAGCAATCCAGTAGCAGGAGAAGTCGCCGAATGCGATGGCTCTTGCACCTGCGGCCATTGTAGGTACCTTCGGAGAGGTGTAGAGCGGATAGCCAAGCAGTCTATCAGGCTCTCCGGCAGTAAGAGCAGGCTGCCATACATAGACGCCGTTCAGATCCTTGAGCTTTCTGATAGCTGCGACAGTGGCATCATTCATGAGGAACTTCGCCTTGCTGCGATACGGTGCCTTGAGAGAGTACACAAGGCTGATCAGCTCATCGGCGGTAATTGCCGTAGCGGAAGCTGCGGTTACGCCGGAAGGAGCACCACCAGCGGCAGAAGGAATGAACAGGCCAGTAGGTCTGTCGATAGCCGTCTGGCCGGTCTGCACAGCACCGTTGATGAAGGCATCTTCTTCAGCTTCACCGAAGGCGCGACCGAATTCCTCAGAGATGTAACCTTCGATATCAAAGAAGCTGTCGGAAAGCAGCTCGTCGGACACCTTGATGAGGTCAGTCAGCTTAAAAGCGTCAATGCTGGTCTGCGCGAAGGTCGGATTGCTCTCGGTGTAGGCACCGTTCTCGGCAGTCCACGTCGCCTGCGTGTGACCATTTGCCACAGGGATCTTGCGCTCGTTCTGCGTGGTGATGACCTTGCAGCCGATAGTACGCATGATATTGTTTTCATTGAGCGCCTGAACAAGGGTGTGCTCGAATTCAATCGGAACAAGGTATCCGCCGTTTGCATCGGTTCCTTCCTCAAGTACATCGCGGATTGCGGGATTGCCGGGATGACGGATGTTGTCCCAGAAGGCCTTTTTATAGGCTGCAGAAGCTCTGCCGGGCTTATCCTCCGGTTCATCCTTTACACCGGGCTTTCCAGTGAGCGGAGTAGAAGTCGGTGCGCTCATCATCTTGTCGATCTGCTCCTGACGCTGCAGGCGCTCGATATCCTTGGTGAGGTCGGTGACTTCCTTTTCCATCTTGTCGTAGGTTGCGGCGTCCTCCGCAGAAACCATGCCGCCGTTCTGAGAGTGGCTATTAAGAAACGCCTTAGCGGCCTCCCATGCCTTCGCTCTCTTGTCCATGAGTTCCATAATCTGAGTCATAGTAAAAATCCTCCTTTAATGTGCGAGAAGCGAAAGGCGCTTCTCAAGATCGGTTACTGGTACCATGTGTTTATTTGCTTCCGGCTTTTTCTTAGGAATCAGTCGGGAAAGCAGTGAATCAGTGACGGCCTTGCGAGAGAAAAGCTTCTCCGCGTCAGCCGTATCCTCCGGGACGGATTTCTCTCCTTCTCTGAACAGAATCTCGTCAGCAAAGCCGAGCTTCACGGCTTCTTTGGCGTTCATCCATGTCTCGGCATCCATGAGCTGTGAAATCTTGTGACGGGAGAGCCCGGACTTGATTTCGTAGGCATTCATAATGGATTCCTTGACTTCGTTTAACATGTCGATGGCTTTCTGCATTTCCTCAGTATCACCGATGGCGATGGTCGCAGGGTTGTGTACCATCATCATGGCCACAGGACTCATGCAGACCTTTGTTCCGGCCATAGCGATAACCGATGCCGCCGAAGCAGCAAGAGCATCAATCTTGACCGTCACATCATGTGGGTAATCCATCAGCATGTTGTAGATCTGTGCAGCAGCAAAAACATCACCGCCCGGAGAGTTGATCCAGAGGGTGATGTTTCCATCTCCTGCATGCAGTTCATCACTAAATAGCTTGGGTGTTACTTCGTCGCCGAACCACGTTTCATCGGAAATTTCCCCGTCGAGGTAGAGCGTTCGGTCGGAGCCAAAGCTGTCCGGCTCCTCGTTTCGCACCCAGTTCCAAAACTTTCTGGTCATAGTGCCTCCTTCTTTCTGAACCGGGTGCGCCCGTCTTCGGGTTCCGGTTCGGTTTGTGTTTCCTTCGTTTCATCAGCTTCCTCCTGCGTCTGTGCTGAGGCCGCAAAAATACCTGCGTCCTTGAGCTTGGTCATATTGCCATTGATCAGGTACAGGTCGCCGCCTTCCTCCTCTGGAATACGGTCGAGGTTTTCAAGTTCCCGGATATCGTTAGCGGACATCCAGCCATTTTGGCGTCCGACCGCATAGCCGTTCATGCGGCTCTGGTAGTCGCCTCTGAGCAGACCGTCCACGTTGAATTTGAAGAAGTAGTCCTTCTTTTCATCCGTAGAGAGCAGGGCTCTCTGCATGGACTGTTCCCAGCGGCATACCCACGGGTCGAGCGTGTATTTCACAAATTCCAGCGACTGTTGCTCGATATTTGAGAAACTCGATTTCTCAAGATCGCCGATCATGTGAGGCGGGATGCGGAAGATACGTGCGATTTCATTGATCTGGAATTTACGTGTCTCTAAAAACTGCGCCTGTTCCGGTGAGATGGAGATAGGCGTATATTTCATGCCTTCCTCCAGCACAGCCACCTTGTTTGCATTAGAGCTGCCGCCGAAAGCAGAGTTCCAGCTTTCTCTTACACGCTCCGGATCTTTTACCACACCGGGATGCTCCAAGATGCCGCCGGGAGTCGCGCCGTTTGCAAAAAACTTAGCGCCGTATTCTTCGCAGGCTATTGCCATGCCGATGGCATTTTTAGCCATTGCAATCGGACTGTAGCCCACAAGGCCGTCAAAGCCAAGGCCGGGAACATGCAGCACGTCGGACGGCTGGAGTCTTACACGGCTGCCATTCATCGTGTGCGCCTCATCCTGTGATGTTTGGTATTCGTAATAAAGCTCACCGTTTTCATCGCGGTTGACCGTCATACGATTTGGCATCAGAGGATAGAGTGCGATCACTTCACCTTTGCCGTTTCGAATGATCTGCGCGTAGGCGTTTCCCCACAGGAGTAGGTGCGTCATCAATGTTTCCCGGAATACAAAGGATGTCATTTCCGGATTTGGCTCATCGTGAAGCAGGAAGTATAGCGGGTGATTTATCGCTTTTTCCTTGCTGCCGCCTTCGCCGTATCGATAGAGGTGAATCGGCAGTCCTGCAATCGCCTCGGACAGAATCCTCACGCAGGAGTAGACCGCCGTCATCTGCATGGCGGAGCGCTCCGTTACAGCCTTGCCGGAGGTCGTGCCGCCGAAGAAGAAGCGGTAGGAACTTCCGGTTGTTGAATTGGTAGGCTTATCTCTTGAACGAAACAGTCCTGAAAATATGCTCATATTGATCACCTGCCTTTCAGATAAATAAAATACCTCTGTCGTCATAGACAGAAGCACCGTTGTCATTGCCGCAGCGGATCGCACGGTCAAGCGCCATGATGGTGGCGATAGCACCGTCGATCTTCTCTGTAGATTTTTCCTTGTCAGCCTTGATATTTCCGGCTGGGTCAGTACGGATGAAGATGTTATCCATATTCCAGCGGAGCACCGGGTGGCCGCCGTGAGCGAGCTTTTGCTCAAGTGTCAGCTTCATGAGTTCCTTTGTGGGCGGGCTCATATCCTTAAAGCCCTGTCCGAAGGGCACGACAGTAAAGCCCATGTTCTCCAAGTTCTGAACCATCTGGACTGCTCCCCAGCGGTCGAATGCGATCTCGCGGATATTGAAGCGCTCGCCGAGGCGCTCGATGAATTTCTCGATATAGCCATAATGGATGACATTGCCCTCGGTGGTCTGCAGCATGCCTTCCTTCTCCCAAGTGTCATAGGGCACGTGATCGCGTCTCACGCGAAGCTCCAGCGTATCCTCTGGTACCCAGAAGTACGGGAGGATCACATACTTGTCGTCTTCATCCCGTGGCGGGAATACCAGTACAAAGGAAGTAATATCCGTAGTGGAGGACAGGTCAAGACCGCCATAGCAGACACGGCCTTCGAGGTCGTCCTCATTGACCGGAAAGGCGCAGGCGTCCCATTTATCCATTGGCATCCAGCGGACAGCCTGCTTTACCCATTGATTAAGGCGCAGCTGCCTGAAGGAATTCTCTTCACCGGGGTTTTGCTTTGCCGATTCGCAGGCCGCTTCCACCTTGTCAATGCCGACTGTGATACCGAGAGAGGGGTTCGCCTTTTTCCACACCTCCGGATCAGTCCAGTCCTCGTCAGGTTCCGCACCATAAATGACCGGATAGAAGGTTGGATCGACCTTCCTGCCATCGAGGATGTCCTGCGCTTTCTGGTGGACTTCATAGCAGATGGTGTTTGTATCATTTCCGGCTGTGGTAATCAGGAAATACAGCGGCTGCATTCTGGCATCGCCGGAGCCCTTTGTCATTACATCAAAGAGTTTCCGGTTCGGTTGGGTGTGCAGCTCATCGAATACCACACCGTGGATGTTAAAGCCGTGCTTACTGTAGGCCTCAGCGGAGAGCACCTGATAGAAGCTGTTGGTAGGCTCATAGATGATCCGTTTCTGGGAGGCCAGTATTTTGACGCGACGATTAAGCGCCGGGCACATTCTCACCATATCCGCAGCAACATCAAAAACGATGGTGGCCTGCTGTCTATCTGCAGCGCAACCGTAGACTTCAGCGCGTTCCTCACCGTCACCGCAGCAAAGGAGCAGGGCGACCGCAGCGGCCAGCTCTGACTTTCCCATCTTCTTCGGAATTTCGATGTAGGCCGTATTGAACTGACGGTAACCGTTCGGCTTCAGGACACCGAACAGGTCGCGGATGATTCGTTCCTGCCAGTCGATGAGCTCGAAGGGTTTTCCTGCCCATGTGCCTTTGGTGTGGGTGAGCTGCTCGATGAACATCACAGCGAAGTCCGCCATCTGCTTGCTGTAGTGAGAAGTCTCTGCCATGAAGCGGGTCGGCTTATAGTTTTTCAGTTTTCGCATTGGCACGGTGGCCGCCTCCTTTCAGGGCAAAATAAAAGACCGCCATAGCGATCCGGTATCAGTACGAGAGAAAGAGCCTTCTGGCTCAGTCTCCCGGAATATTCATATTCGGGGTTTAATGCTTAGTTGTGGTTCTCCAGCAGGATGCAAAGCGCCATCTCTGCTTCTTTGCAGGTGGGATGAATGTCCCAGCCTCTGTCGTAGTTGCAAACGATCGTGCCGTCAATCTTGATCATGAGCTTGCTGATCCTGCCGCCATTGATGCCGTAAGTTTCGCTTGGCTCATCGTAGTGCTTTACCCAGTAGTGGCACTTGGTATATTTTTCCTTGTCCTTGGCATCCGGGATGCCGATCACTCCTTCGCTCCACATTTTCCTTACGCCTCCTTTACCGTCATCTTGAAGGCCGGGATGAGGGCGTGCTCGTCGCTTCCGAAGTGGGTGTAGCGCTCCTTGACCTTTACAATTCCGTCCAGCGTGCAGCCGAGCTCCTCAAACTTTGCAATGGTCTCGATGAGGCTTGAGAAGGTGGAGCTGATGGTGAATTCCTTTACTCCGAGCTTCCGGCAATCTGCAAGGATCGCTTCGATGTCGTAATCCCAGATGACTTCGGCGAAGTTCGGCAGGTCGTTTCCGGCTTCCTTGCTGTAAAGGTAGGCCTGTCCCAGCGTCCAATGGCATCCGATCTCTTCCCAGCGCATTCCGGGCTTTGCGTTTTCTATGGCTTCGATTGTGTACTTCATGGTGGTTCCTCCTTGTGGTTGTTTTCCCTTTTGGTATGTACATATATCACTCTGAACGCCTGTAATAGCAAGCTATTTATCGAAATATATGTGACAATCCTGCAGGAAGTTTTGAGGCCTAAATTGTGTAGTTTATGCCTCGCCGGTCAGAATGAAATTCACGTATTCTTTCCGGTGATCCTCAAGGTATAAAACCAGCTCGTAGAAGTCTCTCTCGTAGGCCAGACGCTGTACCGTGTTCACATCGAACATATTGGTAAGACCGGTGTCCCGGATGGCAAGAATCTGCTCCTTTACCTTTTCATCCATATCAGCCCACCACCTTCCGCACACGGTCGATGCCGTAGATGACATTCAGGCCGGAGCCGTTGTCCCAGTTCACCATGAGGCTCCCGGTATCGTCGACTCCCGTAACGGTTCCCTTGGTGCCGATAGGCGGAGCCTGCACATCGTCCATCTGGAGAAGCTCCACGCGGGTGCCTGCCGGGTAGCGGGAGCGGAGCGCTTCAAGCTGCTCTTTCGTGATTATTCGCATGCTGCCACCTCCTTTTCCGGTGCGCCGTTCTTCCAGCTGGAGTTGCCGGAGAGGTTCTTAAGGAGAATTTTGCGTTCTGTCTTATATTCGTTTCCGATGAAGCCAAGCCGCAGGAGGAAGCAGCGGAATGCGTACTTCTCGTTGTCGACTTCCTTTTCAGTGGCACTGATGCGCTTCAGATCCATGCTCATCTTGCCAAGGGCTGCAATGAAGTGGCTGTAGGCCTTGACCTCGTCCGGCTCAGGCATCTCAGTAAACCAAGGGAAGCTGACCGCATCCTCCGTGACCTCAATGCCAAGGTCGTCAATGCCGAGTGCCTTTTTGATGAGGCTCTCCTTGGCGGTGAGGAGGTTGGTGAGATTTCCGACCGCCACCTTGTCGAGCGGGAGGCTGACAGTAAGGCCGGTGGCTTCGTCGGCGCTTTCGACCTCTTCGGTATTCTCCGGTGTGAAGCCATCCGCGATCAGGCTGTGGATGATGCGTTCCAGCTTGTCTGCGTCCTCGCAGGTTACGCTGCCTTCCTTGTCGACCGTGACGTCGCCGATCTCGTAAGCGCAGGTCGGCATACGCATGTAGATCGCCTTGTCGCCGGTGAGGTTTTCGATGGCTGCGACCAATGCTTTTCTGTCGTTTCCGGTTACGTTGTAATTTGCTTTCATGAGTGTGTTCCTCCTTTGTAAGATTTCGTTTTCTGCTGTGCCTTTCGGCATGTATATACATCACTCTGAAAGCCTTATTTATCAAGCAATTTTCGACATTTTCTGAGATAGAAAATCGCCGAAGAATCCGGGCAGAAATTGTGTATTATACACCCGCCGTCGGAGAGGTCTCGACTTCCTTTGCCAGAGCGGAATAGAGGAGCTTTTCGCCGTTTCTTATTACATACACATTCTCCTCATCACCGGTATCCTCCACGTAGCGACGAAGGATGACAGAGGCGTACTTCGGATCAAGCTCCATCATGTAGCAGATACGGTTTAACTGCTCACAGGCCATCAGTGTGGAACCGGAGCCGCCGAAGGTATCAATAACTACAGAATTCTCCTGAGAGGAGTTCTGGATGGGATAGCCCAGAAGATCGAGCGGCTTGCTGGTAGGGTGATCCTTATTGCGCTTTGGCTTATCGTAGTTCCAGATGGTGGTCTGCTTGCGGTCGGAATACCACGGGTGCTTGCCGTTTTGTAAAAAACCATAGAGCACAGGTTCATGCTGCCATTGATAATCGGAGCGACCGAGCACGAGGCTATTCTTTACCCAGATACACACACCGGCGAGATGGAAGCCTGCGTCAATGAATGCCTTTCGGAAAGTGAGCCCTTCGGTATCCGCATGGAAGCAGTAAGCGGCTCCGCCTTTTTCGAGGTGGTCAGCCATGTTCTTAAAAGCTGCCAGCAGGAACTTGTAAAATTCCTCGCCCTTGAGAGAGTCGTTCTGGATCGTAAGGCCGTCCGAGGCTTTGAAAGATACGCCGTAGGGCGGATCGGTCAGGACGAGATTTGCTTTCTTGCCGTCCATGAGCTTTTCCACATCTTCCGGCGAGGTGGCATCGCCACACATAACACGATGCCTGCCGACTGCCCAGATGTCGCCGGGCTCCACGAAGGAAGCCTTCTCAAGGGCAGCGGTGAGGTCAAAGTCATCATCGGCGATGTCCTTTTCATTCCCAGTACCGAGCAGCTTATCCAGTTCACCGGCATCAAAGCCGAGGAGAGATAGGTCAAAGGACTGATCCTGCAGGTCAGATAATTCGACCGACAGCATTTCCTCATCCCAGCCTGCGTTGAGCGCCAGCTGATTGTCCGCAAGGATATACGCACGCTTTTGTGCTTCCGTCAGGTTCTCGGCAAAGACGCAGGGCACGGTTTCATATCCTTCCTCGCGGGCAGCCGTAACGCGACCGTGGCCGACGAGGATGTTATAATCTGCGTCAATGACCGCAGGACTCACAAAGCCGAACTCCCTGAGAGAAGCGCGGAGCTGTGCGATCTGTTCTTTGCCATGTGTCCGGGCATTCCGGGCATAGGGCACCAGCTTATCAATAGGTACCTGTTCCAATTTCTGTGTGTTCATTTACATATTCCTCCTGCTTCGAAGCAGCTGCTCCATCACGCTGTCCTGCGGGCTGCCCTCAAAGGGCTCGGTGCAGTTTTGCTTCACAATGTCGTAGATTTCATACCAGAGCAGGTTGGCCTGCTTCTGAAAGTTCATCAAAAGCTGTGTGAAAGGGCTCGCAATGGCAGCACCGGTAGTCGGGTGTTTTCCGAGCATGCCGTATTTGCTGACAGCTTCGGAGCACTGAATGTACCGGGCAAAGGCCTCAGAATAGCTTTCGAGCAGGCGCTTGTTTACCAGCCTCTCGCAGCCGCGTTCCTTGAGCCACAGCCATGTTTCCTTATAGATTTCATCTGCGCCGAGGGGCTTGCCGTCCTTCTGCAGAGCAGAGAGGTAATCGTCCGGACTCGGCATATCCATGCCTTCCAGTTCTACGCCGTCACCGATGTCGTCAACATCGAAGTCGGTCATGTCTTCTGTGAAGTCCGGCAGCTCCATACGCTTTGCAGGTGCGCCTTTCATAATTTTGTCGGCGAGGGCGTCCGGCTTGGAGCCAGCTTTGACACGCCGCCCGCCGCGATAGGTTCCGTCTTTCGCCATGTCGATCACTTCCATTTCTGTGGTGCAGGGTTTAATACCCTGTTTGAATTGCAATTTTTGCGTAAAAGACCCCGCGCCGTTTTCCGGGGAAAAGGGTCGTAGAGATTTTGACCGCCCTACCGGTCGACGCGCTCGCGGTGAATCTTCTCGTGACACGAACGACAAAGACTCATAAGGTTGGACTCGTCATTCGACCCTCCCTCAGCAAGCGGCACGATGTGGTGGACTTCCTCGACCGCGACGTAGCGTCCTTCCTTTAAGCACTGCTCACAAAGCGGGTGCTTGTGGACGTAGCGGTCACGGATTCGTTTCCAAGCTCTGCCGTAGCGTTTGCCGGGAGAGTAGCCGCGCTGGAACTTCTCGTAGTGCTGTTCCATAGCCTTGGCATGCTCCTCACAATAAACGCCGTCCGTCAGGTGTGGGCATCCGGGATAACGGCACGGTCGTTGTGGTTTTCTTGGCATAAGCCGTGCCTCCTTTCAGGGCATAAAGAAAGCCCTGCAGGATAATCCCGCAAGGCTCGTGTGCTGCGCGTGCAGCTGTATCTTTATTCTTTTCGCTGATTATATACTATCATAAAGGGCGGGTGGACATCTTAGGACAAAGCAGGACATTTCGGGCGCATTTCAAATTACAATCGGATCATCCGGAAGCGTCACATGAAGGAGTGCCTTGCCGTGCCAGCGGCGAATGGTACGGGCATCTGCACAGAGTTCCATTCCAATCTGCTCCCATGTATAGTTATGGATGTACCGGTACTTGAGTACCATGCGCTCGTCGGTATCAGGAACTGCCTCAATAACCTCCCGTATCTGCTTCTTAAGGTCTGATAGCATTTCCAGCTCACCGGCGATTTTCTTTTCCAGTGTCCACAGTTTCTCAAGCGTCCGGACAAAGGGAGCTTCCGTATTTCGTGATGTCTGCACGCGGTCTTTATCATATTGGATAGCCGACACGCTGCCTGCCATCTCACGCAGGTTTTGCGCTTCCATCGTGTCGGACTTGATTCTCTGATCAAGGCGGTAGGCCTGATGGAGATATTCTTTTACTGTCATAAGGACTTCGCCTCCTCTCGTAGTTTTTGTATGAGATACTCGCCGTCTACACTCGTTAAGGTCTTGTACCAGCCGGAGCGGAAGAACCGTTCACACTCCATTGCATCCGACATGGCGGCTTGATTACTGGGCTTCTTTTTCAGGCGCTTCAGGGCGTCCCGGTAATCCTTCACGGCCTGCAGCACGATAGCGTTGGCGAGGTTTTCATAAGGATCGGTCATCACACCACCTCAAGGTCAGCCTTGACTGCATCAATCAGTGCGGCCTGCGTCATTTCTTTCTTAGATAGCGCCTTTACAATCCTCTCGTCGATGGTGCCCTTGGTGATGATGTGCTGGATCACGACAGTGCCGGATTCTTGACCTTGCCGCCAGAGACGGGCGTTGGTCTGCTGATATAATTCCAGAGACCATGTGAGACCGAACCATACAAGGGTGGAGCCTCCGGCCTGAAGGTTCAAACCGTGACCGGCAGAGGCCGGATGGATGACTGCTACAGGAATCTTTCCCGCATTCCAGTCAGCAATATCGCGGCTGGTCTTGATCTCCCGGACATTGAAGCGGTTCTTGATGCGGCTAAGGTCATGCCGGAACCAGTAGGCCACAAGGAGCGGTTTTTCATTGGCGGCCTCGATAATATCCTCCAAAGCGTCCAGCTTCCTATCGTGGAACTCGATGATCTCACCGGTATCGGCATATATGGCACCGTTCGCAAGCTGGGAGAGCTTGCCCGTAAGCGACGCGGCATTGGCAGCAGTCACTTCACCATCAGGGAGCTGCAATATGAGCTCCTGTTTCAAATCCTCATAGCGGCTGCGCTCGGAGTCGGAAAGCTGCACTTCATATTCCGTTGATACCAGCTCCGGCATCTTCAGATGGTCGGTGGATTTCATGGAAATCGTGATATCTGAGATTCTCCGATAGATGGCATCTTCCGCATAGGGCAGCGGCTTGTAGGAATAGATGATCTCGCCGTTTCGCTTGTCCGGCATGAAATAATTTGTCCGGTACTGCGTGATAAAGCGTCCGAGGCGCTCGCCCATATCCAGCACTTTGAACTCTGCCCAAAGATCCATGAGACCGTTGGAAGAAGGCGTGCCGGTGAGCCCGATAATGCGATGGAGCTTCGGCCTTACCTTCATCAGCGACTTGAAGCGCTTGGATTTATGATTTTTGAAGGATGACAGCTCATCGATGATCACCATATCGAAGTCAAAAGGGAAGCCGGACTCGTCAATGAGCCACTGCAGGTTCTCGCGATTGATGATCGTGATGTCCGCTTGCTGCATGAGGGCGGCTTTACGCTCCTTCGGTGTCCCGACTGCGACCGCATAGGTAAGACCTCTTAGGTGCTCCCATTTTTTAATTTCCGCTGGCCAAGTATCGCGGGCGACTCTTAAGGGAGCTACCACTAAAACGCGGTGGACTTCAAAGCTGTCAAACAGCAGGTCATATACTGCCGTCAGGCTGATAATCGTCTTGCCAAGTCCCATATCTAAAAGGACTGCAGCCACGGGATGCTTTTCGATGTAGCGGATGGCATAGTCCTGATAATTATGTGGATTGAAGTTCATCGATCATCCCTCCAATCTGCTCCGGATCGTCAATGACATATACCCGGTAGCCAAGCTCCCGCAGCAGCCTGTGGCGTGAGAGCTGAAGTGGGCGTGGCTTTTTGCCGGGTGCCTTCAGCTCTGCGAAACCGATATGGCCGTCAGGGAGTAAGATCAGGCGGTCGGGCATTCCTGCGAAAGAGGGACACACCAGCTTAAGCGCAATGCCGCCGTTCTTTTTCACCGCCATAGTTAACTTGTTTTCTATCTGTTTTTCTATCATTGCAAACCTCCGTCAGGCGTTAATTTCAGGGGATGTGCAAGGTGTATCAATGGTATTTACCAAACTTTTTCTTAGAGCTATTTTTTAAGGCCTAAGAGAGTTTTTATATAAGACCTTGATACACCTTGTCATAGTCCCGGATTACTGCAGAAAATCTTCCTCTGCGCCAGTGTCCTCATGAATCTTTAAGCCCTTGAAATAGCGCTTCCGATTCAGTGTCAGCCGCTCGAATCCGGCTTTCTCCAGCGCAAAGTAAAAATCTGCCGTGCTGCGCACATATTCATTGCAGTCCAGCGAGTAGTTGCGGTACGCCTGATAGAGTGCCGAGGAGCTTTCCTTAAAGGACTCATCCACATCACACTTCTCGTCCAGAAAATGTCCGAACCAGTCGTTCTGGCTGCGATATTCATCGATGGCTTTTGTCACGCAGTCAGGCACCGGAATCTGGTAGTCCAGCGCAATGACCTTTTTAGCACCGTCGATGATCCATGCCAGAATGCTTTCACCGGCATTTTCATATAGGTACTCGCCGTAATTTTTGATGTCGGCCTTGCCCTCGATCTTGGCATTGAACGGGATCACGATAAGCCTGCGCCAGATACCGTCATCGGAAGCGGAGACGCGAGGCAGGTGGTTCGTATATAGCACCAGCGTGTGGCAGGGCTTGAAGGAAAACGGGTCTTTATACTTTTTCTCCGCAAACACATCATCCGTAGAGCAGAGCTGCTTGACGGTAGAGTCGTTGAGCCTTGCGCCTTCCTGCATTTCCGCAGCAATCAGCAGGCGTTTGCCCTTGACCTCAGCCATTTCCGGCTTGATGTTCCTGCGGCAGCCGACGGTCAGGGTATCTGCGGATATATTTCCGCTGTAGAGTCCAAGCACGCGGGAGATGGCATTCCAGAAGGTGGATTTGCCGTTCCGGCCATCGCCGTATGCAATGATGAGTGCCTCCACAAAAACCTTCCCGATTGCAGCAAGGCCGCAGATCATTTGCACATAGTCGATAAGCTGCTGATCCTTCTGAAAAATCAGATCCAGATTATCCTGCCAGAGCTGCGCTCCTTTACTGCCGGGTGACACGGACGTGATTTTTGTAATAAAGTCATCTGCAGAATGTTCGCGGGCTCCGACCATACCTTTGCGAAGGTCGTATGTCGCCTCCGGTGTGCAGAGCAGGAAGCAGTCTGCGTCCAAGTCTCTCGGCGAGATTTCCAGCATCGGGTGCGTCTCTTTGAGGGTAGATGTAATGTTTTTTGAATCGCGTCTGCGAACGGCAAAGCTCTGGTAGGCCTTGGAGGCAAGGAAATCCTGATAGGCCTCCATCTGCTCGTCACTCATCAGCTGTTCAGCTTTGGCCTTGGAAGTGTTATCAAGTATTTCCTGTGCACCACAGGTTTTGAGCTTTTGCAGAGCCTCCATCATATTTCGATTGGCTTCTGCGAGCTGCCTGCGGGTGAGTTCATGCGCGACGGCCTGTGCGCCGGGCTCTGTTTCCTGCCAGTAGTGATCGCTGTATCGGATAAAATGGGTGGCCGGTGAATAGCGCAGCTCGTTTGCAAAATACTTTGAGAGCACCTCGGCCTGCCCGACGTCGGAAAAGTCCTCCGGCTTATAGCTGTTCTCGTCGTTGTAAACTTCCGGAGGAACATAACCATCCTCGCGGCTGATCTTGGAATAAAAACGCTGGGCGCTGTGCCAGATTGTATTAAGCTCGCTGTTATCCAGCGGCGGCACGCAGGTCGCGGCCTTTTCCAGAAAACTTTGGTAGGCCTTTTCTGTATCGCCGTATTTCTTTATGACGATACCGGCAAAACGGGACATGGTAGCGTTACGGCTTCCTTCCGGGATCACGACGTCTTTTTCATGCCCGCCGGGCAGGTCTGCATCGAACTCATCGTCATTCAAAAATTCCGTGAGGTTCATGCGACCGGGATAGAGCTCTACATTCGGCTCCTGTGTTCCGAAGAAGAAGCGAGCAGCATCCAGTGCCTTCGTATCGAAATACGGAAATATGGAATTGACCAGCTTCTTCATATCGCTATAGAGGGCGGCATCCGTCACCCGGTCGATGGGAAAGAGCACGTGGAACTTTGGCCTTGCCGGTTTGCCGTTTTTCTCGCGCTGATTAAAACGGCTGTAATGGATGGCGAGGCTTACTCCCGGAAATGCCTCCAGCACGTCTGCCGGTGTGATCCAGTCTTTCGGATCTTCTGAATGGTCGTTATCACAGTCAACGGGGAGGCAGTCAGCGGAGAGAAAGTTGTCGCTGTTGCGGTAGTGGTTTTTGTACTCCGCACACACATAGTCGTGACCGACTGCGGCTCTCATGCTGTCCGCATCCATGACAACGGTTTTATGCGGATAGGAGCAGTTTCCGGGATTGCCGATAAAATCGGCGCTATACAGGGTAAACATCAGTCGTACACCTCCTCCGATTCTTCCTCCAGCACCTTCGTGATAAATTTCAGGGCGCGGATCATGGTTTCCAGTTCGCAGTCGCCGCCAAGGGTAACTTCAAAACCGTTGCAGCCGAATCTGTCCATAAAAGGTGTGACATGGATATCTGTGCTGGCTTCATCGGAAATGCGGAAATAGGTGCGTCCGCCGTGGCCGGTGTCACCACCTTTGTAACCGGTTGTTCCGGCTTCGACCTGCAGGATATTGGCACTTACCACATCGCGGGTGTAGGTTGTAATCTCAGTGCCATCGAAAAGCTCTCTGCGATTTTCTTTAATTTCATACATAGCGTTAAACCTCCTGACATTCTTCTGTGAAATAGCGCAAGTGATAGCCCTTCCACTTGGCGCGTTTGATTTCTGCTTCCATACCGGATGAGATGCGGCTGCCGAATACCCAGACCTCAGCACACTTGCTCATGAGGGCATTCCCGAAGAAAAGACCAAGCTCACGTTCTTGCGGATTGTCATCATCAAGGAACTGCGGAAACAGCAGATGCGGTGCGATAGGGATATATCCCTTGTCCACGGCAAAGCGGCTGTAGCGTCTGGCATTGGCCACGTTTGTCTCCACATCTCCGGAAAACGGAGAGCAGATGTAGACGATAGGCCGGAAGGCTCGTAGGGACTGCTTTTCATTTGCAGCAATCCGGGAGAGTGCTTCACCTGCAGTTGGGTCAGGATAGCCTTCGCTGTTGCGATAATCGTTACTCACTGGGGAGTCCTCCTTTCCGGGCAGACTTAAAGGCGTCCACCTCCAATTTCCACTGGAGATGAACGCCTGATTTGAGCGGACGATTTTTAATCTTTTTTGTAAAAGGGCGTGGTGTAACCGTCGGCGCGGAGCTTCAGGCCTTTTGCCCACGGAGGAGTCCTGCCCATCTGTTCACAGAGAACGTCAAGAGACATGCGAGGGTCTGCTTCAATGACCAGTTCGTCGTGGATATGCATGACGATGGAGCAGCAGCGCAGCGTTTTCATGGCATAGCAGAGAATGTCGCGGGAGGTTGCCTGCACGATGTTTTCTACGAATTTCGGCCCGTATGAATCGAGACGCTCCCATTTTTTCGTGCTGCCAATTCCTTCATATGTGATACACTCGCCGCCGAATTTATTAGTACCGACCTTCGGCTTTACATAACAGAGGTTTCTGCCTGAGGGCAGCGTGATAAAGAGCATCCCGGAGCGGCAGGAGAAAGTAAGCCCGTAGCTGCTGGTTGTGTGTTTATACTTCACAGCTTCCATAACAGCGCGGTCGACATCCCACCAGAATTTCACGATATTGGGATTTGTCTGCCGCCATGCATCCACCAGCGGAGGAAGCTCATCTTCGGAAAGTCCCATTTCTATAGCGCCCATTGCTTTTAAGGCTCCGACCGAGCCGCCGTAGCCGAGCGCAAGTTCTGCAATTTTGCCTTTTTGGCGCAGGTGGCCGTTGATGCCATGCTTCTCGACCGGAACATGGAACATTTGACTGGCACTGGCGCAGTAGATATCGCCTCCGGTTTCAAAGACTTTTTGACGCCATGTCTCACCGGCATACCAAGCAATGACTCTTGCTTCGATGGCGCTGAAGTCGGAAACATAAAACTGCGTACCGTCCTTCGGGATGAATGCTGTCCGGATCAGTTGGGAGAGGGTGTCTGGGACATCTTCGTATAGGAGCTTCACGGCATCGAAGTCGCCGGATTTTACAAGAGCACGTGCGTCGGCCAGATCCGGGAGATGATTTTGTGGGAGGTTTTGTAATTGTATAAGCCTGCCTGCCCAGCGCCCGGTACGATTGGCTCCGTAAAATGCGAACATGCCGCGAGCCCTGCCGTCATCACAGACTGCACGCTCCATCGTCTGATACTTCTTGACGGAGGATTTGGCAAGCTGCTGTCGGAGCTCCAGAACGGTCTGAAGTTCGGGTGGAGCGGCTTTGATAAGCTCTGCCACGACCTTTTTTCCAAGGCTGTCAGTTTCGAGTCCGTTGTCGGAGAGCCACTGCTTCATTTGCTGGACGGAGTTTGGATTATCAAGTGCTGTCATATCTTTCATGGCAGCAGTCAGTTCTGACCGGGAGCGGGTGTCCATTTCGATGGCTTCCTTTACCAGATCCATGTCGAGCCGGACACCTCTGTCGTTGATTTCCTGATCGATGTGGTATTCATCCCAGACCGACTCCGGCACAGGGAATTTGGCGAGACGATCCTTAATGCCGATCTCGGTTTCTACATCGCGGATGTTATATTTTTTGAAGGCCTCCCACTTGTCCGGCGCATGAAAAGGGTGGTTCCTCGTGCGACCGCCGTTTGCTTTCGTCGGAGCGCAGGGCACGGAAAAGTATTTGATCAGGTCTTTTCCCTCAGTAAGTTTCTGTTTTTCAAGACCGAGGACGGCACCGACGCCTTCCAGAGAAAGCGGTAGTCCCATTGTGGCTGCCCAGACCATAGAGCAGCGCCAGCTTTCCGGATTTAAGAAGCGTGCGTATTCAGTCGAGAGAGGGTGGTTATCATGGAAGGGGTCAAGGCTTACTCCAAGATCACGGAGATATCGGGATAAGCACACCCGTTCAAAATTTGCATTGAAAGCCCATTTGATGACAGTATCATCAGTCAAGGCGTCTATAATTTCCTGCGGCAGACGTTCTCCCTGTGCAAGGTCAATGACCGTCACCTCGGAGCCATCGGTGCTATAGCCGAATAACAGTATCTCAAAGTCCGGTGACTCGGCATATTTATATACGCCGCACTTGGATAGGTTCACGTCGCTGTAGGTTTCGATATCAATACTGAGTGTTTGCATAGATTTTCACCTCAATTCAAACAAGCGGCTTAAGATCGCTCCTAAGCCGCCTGCCGGTACTGGATTATTTCAGGGCTTCCATACGTTTGATATGGTATTCGTCGTCCTGCGCGGCCTTTTTTTCCTCGCGTTTCTCACGCTTGAAGTCGTTGATCACCGTCTGGACAGCTACCACTGCCCAAGACAGGACTACGATGCAGAAGCATCCGATCAGGATGTTGCAGAGAAGGGATGAGATTATTACTGTGCTTTCCATTGTTTTGCGCTCCTTTCCTTAGTTGAGAAAATCTTCATCGTCGTCAGTAGCAAAGTCGGACTCAGCGCTTGCCTTGCCGCCGAGAGGCTCACCGTCGCGGATCTTCTGCAGGTTGTTGAGCCCGCAGGCGATTCCCTTATTGCCAGAAGAGTTGAAAGCATAAAACGTGATGCTGGCTCTGCCGTACACGCCGCTGTACACTTCGGAGCGGGTGAGAATCGGATTCAGGTCTGCGTCCACGATACCGGGAGCAGAGGTTGCATTGGCATTCACAAAGTAGGCGTTCCTGTAGGCCTCGTCGTCCGGGCGTTCTGCATCGCCGTCGCGCAGAGGAGTCTTCAAAACAGAGAGCGCCGGTACGGACTTACCGTTGCCCTTGAGCTTGGCCTCGCCTTCCTTGTAGGCAGCCTCGATAGCAGCCTGAATCTTGGCGATGGTCTTGGTGTCGGACTTTGGGATGATGAGGCTCACGCTGTACTTGGGAGTGCCGCCGTTGATGGACTTCGGCCCCCAGACGTTTGCGTAGCTCCAGCGGGTGCTGGCACCGGTGATAACCTTCATGGGATTACTGATTTTTACATTCTTACTCATTGTCGTTTTCCTCCATAAAATCATTTTTTGCTGTATTCATGGCCGGGCGCTTGTCGCTATCCGGCACAAGTGTGGGTTTGCCCTGCGGCTTTTCAATGTAAGCCGTCAGGAGTTCATCAAAGCGGGACTTGCCGAGGAGCTTCTGCATGGCGGTGATGCCGAGCAGCTTTTTCTCATACGGGTCAAAGCCTGCTTTCTCGACCGCGTCGATGGCGGCGGCCTCGTTGCTGTATCTGCGGTTGCTGCGTCCTTCGACGAGCTTAAAGCCAGTCCATTCCTTACCGGAGAGAGCTTGCTGCAGGGCGTATTCCTTGATATCGGAAGCCCAGCTGACCAGCTCATCTACCTTGCCGAGGATAACCTCGATCTCGGTATCCGTAAGCATTGGCGGGAGCTTGAAATCATGCTGCGCGAGCTTCAGATTTGCCTCAGCTCTGGCACGGCACTCATTCTTAGCCTTGCAGAAGCCGCACCATTCACCGCACAGGAAGTTTCCGTCACCGGCAAAAGCCAAATCTGCGGTGGGCTTTAAGACTTCATCCGCCCAGCGGTACAAGTCGTCCTTGCTGATTTCGTAGGTGCTGACGTTCTGACGCCTCGGTTGATAAATGGTCATGGAAACCTGTTCGATGTCGTAAATGTCATCGAAAAGCTCCAAAGCGCCGAGAGCGTAACACTGCATCTGCGGATTCTCCTCTGCAGAGACCAAGACGCCTAAGCCGTGCTTGTAGTCGATCACCCGGAGCGTACCGTCCGCAATGATGATGCAGTCGGCGGTTCCGAAGCCCTGTTCTACCCAGCGGGAGAAGTCCACACGCTGCTCGATAAGAACTACCGGGTCGGTGCAGGTTTCCTTGGCGGCTTCGACCTGCTCCAGCACATATTCGGCATAGCCGGAGGTAGCATCCTCCATTTCCTCGGAATACCACTTGAGGCTGTCGGTCGGATCGTCGGCAGATATACCGAGTGCGGTTTTGAGTTTGTACTCGCCAAGCGCATGAGCGTCGGTGCCTTCCGCAGCGTAATCGCTTCCCTTGTCCTCATAGGTTTCGCAGAGCCTTGCAGAAGGCGGGCAGTGCAGCCACCTGTCGGATGAGGATGCGGACAGGATTGCGTGTGCTTTAGCTGCCATTGCCGATCACCTCCGCGTCCTTCATCAGGGCTTCGTAGTTTGCCGGATCGATCTCCGAGAGCTTTGCGGCATCATACTTTTTAAGCAGGGCGCGTACTTCTGCGGTATGACCGGCGCGGGACTTCTCAGCAAGGACGGCTCTTACATCCTCCAGCTTGAGTTCATGCTTTGGTTCCTTCTTGGCGGGAGCCTCAGTGACTTTCGCTTCATCGCCATCACCAGAAAACTGCTGGTAGAGCCAGTCGGCTGCGGCATTAATAGAAGCAGCAGCGGTGCGGAGCTCTTCGATGGTTTGTGCCATTTCTGCCATCTTTGCCATTTTCTTTTCCTCCTTCCTCGGATTGGCTTGCAGCAAGTACCCGGAGGTTCCTTGCCAGTCTGGCGGATACGTGGCTGATGGAATTCAGGAGTTTGATCTCCTCGTTCACGTTGACGCCGGTGTCTGCGTAACTGCGAATCATCTGTTGTTCACCTCGCTTTCTGAAGGCTGTGTTCTCTTGCCTTCACCTTCCACTGGAGATGAACTGCCGATTTGAGCGGAGGATTTTATAAAAAATTCCGACCACCATCCGAAAGATGGATAGTGGCCGGAAAGGGTGTGGTTCGTGGCCTTGGTATTACTTATCGCCGGTAATCCTGCGCAGGTCGGTGCGATACTTCTTCATCTGATCCGCGAAGGTCTTCTGCGGGCGACCGAGCTCTCTTGCGATGGCACGGTCGGAGATGCCCTCCGGGTGATCCTTCCAAAGCTGGATGATGGTATCGGCCTCCGGATCAAGCTCACGCAGTCTGGCAAAGAGCTGCTCCAGCAGCATACGGTCTGCGATGACTTCCTCCATTGGCTTACTGCGGTCAGGAATATAGTCACCGAGGGTGCCGTTGCCATCCGGGAGCGGCTGATCCAGCGAAGTAATGTCGCCCGCTGCATGGTATTCGCAGCCGATACAGTCACCGTCGCATTTCCAGATGAAGCGGTAAGGGCACATGCACCTGCCGTGATCCTGCTCCTTGTGACGAATACGGTCAGCTTCCTTATAAAAAGAGTCGTGCTGTTCTTTGGTGACCGGCACTTTCTCGCCGGTGCTGCGAACGTAGATAAAATAGGTCTTCTGATTGTCGTTGTTTTGCATAATGAAAGCCCTCCTTCGGCTTTTGCCGAAATGGAGAGCTCCAGACATGCAAAACCAGACCACAGGCGTGAGGGCATACCGAAGGATTACTCCATTTCGGCTGCACCTCACTTCCGGTGATCGGTACAGTATTTGATTGTCATCGGTAGTCACGTGGAACCGGAAACACCCTGCGCAGATGGCTCCCACGTGCTAATTACATTTTAGTCAGGAAAGAGAAAAACCAGAAAACTCGACGAGTCACGGAAATGCCTTAAAATCGGCACTTTTCCGATCCCTGAATAGGGTACAGATATTGTGAAAAGACAGAGATAGTAAGGAATATAGACATAAAAAAATCCGACTCGGCGAGTCGGAAAAATTAAAAAACCGCACCTCCATGACGGAAGTGCGGTGAATTAGGTATGCTTACAGGCGTTGTTTGGAGCCGAGCGGCTCATAATTGTATGATTCAAGAAATTCGTTTGCATCATCAATAGTCATCCCGGAGAATCCAGTGATGCAGTATTTTAATGCTTGGTGCTCGTCAGATTCATCAAACGCATGCCCTGCAAGCTGCAACAGCTTTTCAGTTGTTCCGATATCAAGGTCAAGTCCTCTGCCTATAGCGACAATCGTTCTCAGACTTGGCTTTGTGTCGATGTTCTTCTCGGCCTTTCTGTACACCTCTTCGCCGAGACCGGTCAAAGAACAGAAATGCGATTTGCTAAGTCCGCGAGACTGCACGATCTCAAAAATGACCTCCCAACAGGTTTTATTCACACCTGTTATCTTTCTGGCGGCACTCTGACGCTCAAATTCTTCACGCTTCTTTTGCAGCGCTTCGGACATCTGAACAGCGGAGGCGCTTTGCTTGGAATCATATTTTGATGCTTTGCGCTCTCCGGTTTCACGGTGAAATAGCTCGAATGGGAAGTGTTTTTTTGCCTCATCTGCTCGCAGGGGCTGCCATGTAAATTGCAGGGTGCATTCATTCAGATTTGCCCATGCATAATCAGTAAGGGTCGGCTTGCCTTCATTGTTACGCTCGATGTATTGCTCGTCGTTGATAACAAAGTATCCGTCCACATACCGGAAAAGACCAGAATCAACAAGGTTGCGGAATTCACTGCTGGTGCGATAGGCATAGAACGCATCACGCTGGTCTAAGTATCCGTGGTATGGAGATTCTTCGTCATACTGGTAGATGATAGCAGCGTCTTTGTAGCCGGTTTCCATCATACGGATCAATACTGATTGACGGGACACACCATAAAATTCGCGCAGCTCCTCGGCAACGGAAGTGAGAATAGCTGGTTTTATAGGACTATTTTCATAATCGTATGTCTGTAGAAGCTCATCTACTTTCATTCGAAAAGTACGATATGGCATGAGAATACGAGGAGCCATATTGTTTGCCTGCCACTCCATACGTTGGATATCAGACCACTCCTCATCTTTCTGAGGGTATGCCATATTGGAAGGACAGCGGCATGCAACGAAGTCCTGACCATAGAGAACGTGTTTTATCGCTGCATACATTCGATGCTTATACCAGTGATAGACTTCATGGGCGATTGTGTTTTTGACGCACCCAAGATTCCGCTCCCAGAAGGTGTAGGCATCTACCAAAATGGTGCCGCGCTTTACATCGATTGTTGTTTCTGAAACCTTAAAAAGATCATAGATGGTTGCCTTCCCAGCAGTGAAGTATATTTCTCCAAAAACACTGAAATCATCCGTGATCCGATTGCCTTGGATAATTTCAAGTCCCATACCTTTTGCAATATCAGCAATAGGGACGGCCATTGGCTTTTCCAGTGCTTCCGGGAAATATTGCTGGAGAAAAGTTGTGGCTTCATCATCCAAATCCTTTTTGTATAAGATCGGAACTATGTTCTTCGAGACGGCATGACCATCCGTTTTGCGAGGTTGGCCAGAGGTGTATCCGGAGATATTCATAACAGTAACAGATTCGAGTTTATCGGTTACGACCGCCACACAGGAAAGAACGAGCCATTGACTTGTTTCGTGCGATGCTGTGCCTTTGTATGTATCTTCGGTCAGATTTATTGTGCAGCTTACGACCGCGTCAAACAGAAGGCTGTCTTCATCTATTCGGATATTCTTTGTATATTCGAGGATCATGTCCTCAAGCATGGCAGAATCCGGATTCTGAATTCTGGAATAAGATAAATTCAGGGCATAAGGATGCTCTGCAATGTATGTATAAGCTGCCTCCCACATGGGGCGGTAGCACACAGTATATATAAACTGCTCGATCTCGTTGTTATACGTTCCCACGGCCAGCAGACTCCCTTTCTTGGACACAAAATTTGAGGATACAAGCACAGTATAACACAAACCCGCTAATTTTTCAATAGGAACGAAAGAAAATTCTTGCGTATGTGAAGAATTACTCTTGATTTTTCAAAGGCTTTGTGCTATACTGTGAAAGTACAGTGGCAAAAATCACGTTTTTGAAAATCGAGAGGTGACTACCGTGGAAGTTAGTTATAAAAAATTGTGGAAAATATTGATTGACAAAGACATGAAGAAGAAAGACTTGCAGGCAGCTGCCGGGATCAGCTGGGCTTCGGTAACCAAGCTCTCGAAGGGAGAGACAGTAAGCATGGAAGTTCTAATGAAAGTGTGTAAAACACTGAATTGCGATATTGGGGACATCATGGAGCTAATCCCTACAGAAGAAAATGAAACTACTTGAGGAGTGATATGATGTCCGGCAGGAAAAAGAGCGTAATCAGTAAAGCGAGTCCTCATACGATCAAGAAATTTGAGTTGATTGAGGAATATATAAAATCGTGGGCACAGAAGTTGCTGCTGACTGAGTCTTGCAATGGACTGATCTTTATAGACTGCATGTGCAACAGTGGTGTATACACCGACGATGCTGGGCAATTGGTGAAAGGTACAGCAGTACGCGTCTCAGAAGCACTCAGGGAAGCATCAAGAACCTATACGGAGAAAAATATACACATTTACTTAAATGACAAGGATAAAGCGCGTGTAGATGAACTAAAAAAGCATCTTCCACAGGATGAGCGCAATTTTAAGATTGTCACGTCCTGTGGTGATGCGCACGAGCTACTCCGAACTATCGGGCCGCAGTTATATGGAACCGGGCACCTGCATTATTTTCTGCTTTACGATCCGTATGATGCGACCATTGACTGGGAAGCACTTCTGCCGTTTTTCCGTAACTGGGGTGAAGTTATGATTAATCACATGGTTTCAGATCCAGTGCGGGCGATCACAAGCGCCAAGAAGAAAACGACAAAGGCAAAGTATGAGAACACTTATCTGGAAGATTTTGAGAAACTGGTGCCTTACGGAAGTGACAAGAAGGCCTATGAGGCCAGAGTGGAGGAAATCATAAATTCACTGAAAGAAGCCCGCAGATACTATGTATCGGCATTTCCGTTCTATAACACGCAGAATTCGCTCGTCTACAATCTGATTCATTGCACGAGCAACAAGGAGGGCTTTAAGCTTTACAAGAAGAGTGCTTGGAAAGTTTTCGGTGCGCAGTCCTCTACAAAGCATTCGGCTGAGAACAGGCAGTTGTCATTTAACCTTTTCGGAGAGATTACAGAAGAGGAAGATGAAAGCTGTTTGCATGTTATCGATATCGCGAAATATCTGCATCGCTGCCTGAAAGGCCGCAAGCAGGTACCTCTTGATGAGATGTGGGAGCTTTTGGATAACCATCCGATTTTCCCTTCAGAGGGATTTCGCAATGAGGTCAAAAGTGATCTTACTGGTTGCTTTAGTGCGAAGATTGAGCAGATTGTGAACCCTGATACGGGAAAAAAGGAGTCGGTGATCTCTTTCTCTTCGTGAGACGGAGTTTCAAATAGATGAGGTGATTGGAGTTTATGGCAACGTCGCAGAAATTTGGTGGCAATTGGACGGAGGAGAAGCTGAATATCTTTACCAGCTATCTGGACGCGTACCTGATTGCACTGCAAAACCAGAAGTTCAAGAAGATTTATATAGACGCTTTTGCTGGAACTGGCGAGATCGAGACCAGCGACGGCGGGCAGTATCTTGTGGGCTCCGCTAAGCGTGCGCTGGCGTCTGAGAAGAAGTTCGATCACTACTATTTTATAGAAGCGGACTCTCAGAAGGCCGGAGAACTTCAGGATATGATAAACGCCGAGTTCCCGCAGATGAGGCGAATTGTTACGATTTACTGTGGCGATGCGAATGATAAGCTCGCGGAGATTATTGGCAGCGTAAATTGGAGATTTAACAGAGGGTTGCTGTTCTTAGATCCATATGCGACGCAGGTAAATTGGACTACGCTTGAAAATGTAGCGCAGACGAAATCGATAGATGTATGGTACCTGTTTCCGTTCTCGGCACTTGAACGGATGCTACCGAAAAACGGAAAGTACGATAAATGGGAGGATTGCATAGATCGATTGCTTGGAGATTCCGGATGGCGGGAGGAATTCTATAAGAAAGATCCCCAGATAACGCTTTTTGATCTATTTCAAGAGCCCGGACAGAGCGATGGCGAACGGATGGTTAAAGACGCAAATCCAGATCACATAAAGGAATATATCCTCTCTCGGCTTGGGACAATCTTTCCATGCGTGTCAAAGCATGCACGGATTTTCAGGAACAGCAGGAACTCGCCGATGTTCCTATTCTGTTTTGCCATTGCGAGTGAGAGTCCGAAAGCGCAAGGACTTGCACTGCGGATGGCAGACTATATATTAAAGAACAAGTAGGCGGAGGATGATAGCGACTTGAAGACGATAAAACGAAAATCCATGCTTTATCAAACAGGGGTAGAGTATGGTGACTACACTATGAATCACGTGCAGGGCTGCGCACATGGGTGCAAATATCCATGTTACGCATTCCTGATGAAGAAGCGATTCGGGCAAATTAAGGATTATGAGAGCTGGCTTGAACCGGTGCTTGTATCAAACACGCTTGAATTGCTGGATAAAGAGATACCGAGGCTCAGAGATAAGATTCAGTCTGTGCAGCTTTGCTTTACCACAGATCCGTTCATGGAAGGATATCCAGAGGTGTCCCAGATGAGCATTGCGGCTATCCGAAAGCTGAACGAGGCCGGAATCAAATGCACTACGCTGACGAAGGGACTGCTACCTATAGAATTGGCAGAGCTTTCTCCGGAAAACGAATACGGGATCACACTGATCACTCTGGATGAAGCCTATCGGGAACAGATGGAACCGGGCGCTGCTTCCTGCGCAGATCGACTGGCAGCGTTGAGAGCACTCCATGATGCCGGTTGTAAGACATGGGTAAGTATGGAACCGTATCCAACACCGAACATGGTTGAGCAGGATCTGCACGCACTGCTTGAGGCGGTATCTTTTACAGATCGGATCATTTTCGGGAGAACGAACTATAGTAAGGTAGCAAACGCCTACGAAGGGCATAGGCATTTTTACAATGAGTGCGCAACAGAAGTGATTTCCTTCTGTCAGGAGCACGGTATTGATTATCATATTAAGGAAAAAACAATAACGGAAGAATGAGGTGGCGTTATGGCATTATTACAAGACCTGATCCAGCAGATTGACGATCCGGCGCTCAAGGAGAGAATCTTGCAGGAAACAAATAAATTACTGAAGCAGAAGAAGTTCGGATTAGTGTTTGAAGAACATCTGCCGGAGTGCACGCCGCTTTATGACGTACCGATTCGTGTTGGCTCCAAGGTCGCTCTGAAGACAGGGTATGTCAGTGATATTTATACAGTTATGAAGATTGACGGTGATGACGTGCTTTGCGACCGGCGTGAGACTCATGAACAAAAGACCTTCAGGCTGGATGAGATTGTTGCGATAGCAAAATTCGGTGAGCCAATTTATCCTACGCTGAAATCGATTGACACTGTGGAGAATGCTTCGGACAGCGGCCTTTGGCATACACTGATTGAGGCGGACAATTACCATGCGCTGCAGCTACTGGAATATCTCTATGCGGAAAAGGTGGACTGTATCTACATCGATCCGCCATACAATACCGGTGCAAAGGATTGGAAATACAATAATGACTATGTAGATGATAAGGATGCATATCGTCATAGCAAGTGGCTTTCCATGATGGAGAAACGACTGAAAATTGCAAAAAAGCTATTAAAGCCTGAGACTGGAGTGCTGATTGTTACCATTGATGAGCATGAAGTTCATCATTTGAGAACGCTTTTAGATCAGGTGTTGCCAGAAGCTTATATTCAAATGGTGACAATAGTAAATAATCCAAAGGGCTCAACCAGAGGATATTTTTCAAGGGTTGAGGAATATGCAATTTATTGTTTTATGCCCAAAGCTACCATCTGTTTTGGAAATGATCCTATGTTAGGAGAAACAACTTCGAGCAAAAAGCCAAGATGGAAAGGACTTTTGCGCTCTGGAGAAGGAGCAAGGAGAGAGGACAGTAAGAACCTGTTTTACCCAGTGCTGATAGACCCAATAAAAAAGAAGATAGTAAAAGCCGGAGCTGTTGTGCCATTCCCGGAAGAACCTCCATATGGTGAAAAAATTGAAGGCTATGAAGCTGCTTGGCCTATTCGAGATGATCTGTCAGAGGGTAGATGGATGCTCAGTGTGGAAACCTTTAACGATATGCTCGCTAAAGGATATATATCGCTGGGGAGGTATGATCCCAAGAGAAAAACATGGGGTATTTCGTATCTGAGTAAAAAACCTCAGCGCCAAATTGAAAGCGGAGAATTAATCATCACTTCAAGAGATACCGTCACAGGAACGGTAACAGTCGAATATGCGGATGAACAGGAGAAGCAGGTAAAGACGGTTTGGCACAGAACCTTGCATGATGCCGGCGCTTATGGTTCCGATTTAGTATCTGATATTGTTGGACAATCCAGAGCGTTTACATTCCCTAAATCGTTATATGCTGAAAGAGACTCCATAAAAATGGTTGTAGGGAACAATCCAAATGCTTTAATTGTTGATTTTTTTGCTGGAAGTGGAACTACGCTTCATGCAGTCAACTTATTAAATGCTGAGGATGGCGGTAACAGGAGATGTGTTCTTGTTACAAATAATGAAGTTGCAAACGAGGATGCTGAAATACTGAAAACGGAAGGCTTTAAACCGGGAGATCAAGAGTGGGAAAGTCATGGAATTTGTAAATCGGTGACATGGCCAAGAACAACGCACTCAATTTTAGGTCGACTTGATGATGGTACAAGTTTGAGTGGTGAGTACTTTGCATCTACGAATATTGAAAAATCGTATTCAAGGATATATAGAAAGCTGGATTTTACCACTAAAGAGATGGTCGAAAACGCGGCTAAGAAAAAACAGCTGCTCTCTTTGTTTGGGAAAGGTCGCATTTCACAGTCCTTAGCCAAAGCTGATACGAAATATGTGGTATCTGAAAAATATGATATATCAATACTCTTTGATGACAGTGCTGCAGATGAGTGGGTTGAGGCTCTTGACGGACAAGATCATATTCGTGAGTTTTATGTAGTAACTCAAAATAATCGTTTGTTTAACTCATTGAAAGAAAAAATTCAGAACTTACTTGGAGATTACACTGAACAGGAACCAAGAAAGATACCAATGAGTGACGGCTTTCTTGCAAATGCCGCATTTTTCAAGCTTAGTTTTCTCGACAAAACATCCGTCGCACTTGGTAGGCAATTCAGAGAGCTGCTTCCGGTGCTTTGGATGAAGGGAGGAGCCGTTGGTAAGTGTCCGGCTATTGAAAATGATGATCTCCCGAAAATGCTGATCTTGCCGCAGAACAAGATGGCTGTTCTGGTGGATGAAATATATTATTCCGAGTTCGATGCCGAATTAAGCCGGTATCCAGAAATCCAGACAGTCTTCATTGTAACGGATTCAGAGACAGCATACCGGTCGATGATCCGCACTTATGATGGCAAAGACTGCTATCAGCTTTACAGAGATTATCTGGATAATTTCAGAATTAATACGGGGAGGTAAACATGAGAGTAGAATTATTCCCTTTTCAGAAAAGAGCGCTTGCAGATATCCGCATGAAGACTGCGGAGGCAATGGGCAGCTATCACAGAACACATGCGCCGCAGGTGGTTTCTTTCACCGCACCGACCGGAGCCGGAAAGACCATCATCATGTCCGCACTGATTGAGGCGATTCTTTTCGGTGATGAGCAGTATGTGGAGCAGCAGGATGCAATCATCGTATGGCTCTCGGATTCGCCTCAGCTGAACGAGCAGTCAAAGCAAAAGATCGACTCCAAGGCAGATAAGATCAAGCTGTCGCAGTGTGTTACGGTTTCGGAGGAGTCATTCGACAAAGAAATGTTTGAGGACGGGCACGTCTATTTTCTGAATACACAGAAACTGTCCGTCACATCCAAGCTCACGAAAAATGGCGATGGCAGGACTTATACAGTCTGGCAGACGCTTGCGAATACTGTCCGGGAAAAGAGCGACCGACTGTACTTTATCATAGACGAAGCGCACCGTGGCATGCAGGGACGTGAGGCCAGCAAGGCCACCACGATCATGCAGAAGTTCATCAAGGGCAGTGATACGGATGGTATCCCGCCTATGCCTGTTGTCATCGGCATGTCCGCTACCACACAGAGATTCAATGCGCTGGTCGAAGGCACATCCTCAACAATTCATAAATCCATCGTAACGGCGGATGAAGTGCGTGCTTCCGGTCTCTTAAAGGATAGGATCGTTATTACCTATCCGGAGGAAGGCGCAGTCAATAATGATATGGCCATTCTGCAGGCTGCTGCGGACGACTGGAAAGAAAAGTGGGAGCATTGGACACAGTATTGCTTTGAGCAACACTACGCCTATGTAAATCCGATCCTGATCATTCAGGT